GCGGCACGGCGGGCGAGGTCTATCCCGTGAAGCCCGAGATCTTCCTCACGATCTACGAGCCGGAATGATCCGCGATTTTAACCGGACCGACACCCTCGACGTCCTCGCGATGGTCGACGAGCTGCGGGCCGAGAGCCCGCTGCACCGGGGGCTTCCGTTCGACGCCGATCATGTGGCATTGATCATGAACAGCTTGACGGTAAGGGGGTGGGTCGCGGATGGATCAGCCGGCCTGCGGGGATACTGCTTCGCCACCATGGTGCCGTCTCTCCTGGGGCCAGGGCGTCTCTGCACTGACCTGTCCGTCTTCGTGCGCAAACCATTCCGGTCGGGAACCATCGCATCTCGGTTTGTGCGAGCGATGGTTGAATGGGGCGAAGCTCAGGGAGCTCTTGCCCATCAGCACGTCGTCTCCACTGGAAACCCCGGGATCGAGCGCCTCTATGAGCGCTACGGGTTCGTCCGAACCGGAGGCGCCTTCATGATGGCCAGCCCGACCAGGTCTTGATGTGCTCGAAGTAACCCTCGGTGAGCTCGTCGAGCAGCTTCCGGGGCGCGTCCATCGGGTCCCACTCCGCGGGGACCAGGAAGGTGGCCTTGTCGGCTCCGGGCAGGTGAAACGTCACCGGCTGGTAGAGCGCTTTCTCATAGGACACCGTGACGTCGGCCAGGGTCTCGATGGGCCGGTCGGGGATCGGCTGCCGGATCCTGACCTCGAGGAACGACTGACCGTCCCAGTGGGCGACCTGGCCGGCGGCCGGGCCGCCGATGATGTTGACCCTCATCTCTCTCCCCAAGAGTGCATCCCGCCCCCCGAGGGGGTGGGTTAGAGCGAGAGCACGGCCCGCATAGGCCCGTTCAAGCTCCGAGGGCCCGCAAGGACATACCCGACGACGAGCGCGGCGGACACACCTGGCTGAGGTCCGACACCTCCCCTCTTGCCAGGATCATTCGCCATGAGCGCGACAATCTCCAACAGCTTCGCTGCCCAGTTCGAGGCCGAAGTTCATACGGCCTATCAGCGGATGGGCTCGAAGCTGACCAACTGCGTGCGGAAGAAGAACAACGTCAAGAACACCACGACCTTCCAGAAGATCGGGAAGGGCTCGGCCGGTCAGAAGACCCGCCACGGCAACGTTCCGACGATGTCGCTCGACCACACGCCCCTCACCGCGACCCTCGCCGACTACTACGCTGCGGATTACGTCGACAAGCTCGACGAGCTCCGCATCGAGCACGACGAGCGGGCCGTGGTCGCCAATGCGATTGCCGGCGCGATGGGCCGCAAGTCCGACCAGATCCTCTTCGAGACGATGGACACCTGCACCAGCGTCACGTCCGAGGGCGGCACGGTCGGTCTCGTGACCGCCGCCTCGCGCTCGAAGGTCGAGACGGTGTTCGAGAGCTTCGGCAACGGCGACGTGCCCGATGACGGCGAGCGTTATGCCGTGATCGCCCCGTCGGCGTGGATCGACCTGCTCACGCAGGCCGCCTTCACCTCCGCGGACTACATCAAGTCCGAGGACCTCCCCTTCCAGGGCGGCATGGTGGCCAAGCGCTGGCTGTCGTTCATGTGGTTCGTCCACTCCGGCGTGCCGGTCGTGTCGACCACGATCCGGAAGAACTATTTCTTCCACAAGACGGCGCTCGGCTTCGCAAGCGGCCAGGACGTGAAGTCGGAGATCAACTACATCCCGGAGAAGGTCGCTCACCTCGTGACCGCCTACCTCCAGCAGGGTGCGGTTCTGATCGACAACAACGGCATCTACGAAGTCCAGTCCTACGGCGCCACCTCGTTCTCGGGCGGCGAGTAATCCCACAGCCTGGGGGAGTGATCCCCCGGGCCCTGATCTCTTTTGCAAGGATTGCCACGATGGCATTCGCACAGTCTGGCCTTCGCAAGGTTGCCGAAGGTCTCTTCATCTACTCGGCCGGCGCCGACACCGCCGCCACGGTCATCGCGTCGGGCTACTTCAGCACCGTCACGAAGCAGCTCAAGCAGGGCGACGTGATCCTCATCCTCGGCAACACGCTCGCCTCGATCGACGTGGCATTCGTGAACTCGGCCACCGGCGCGACCACGGTCACGACCGTCGCGGTCGAGGGTGTCACCGCCACCTAATGACGACCGGGGGGCGCCATCCGCGCCCCCCACTCTCCACACCAATACACACCTGGGGCATCGATGGCCGACACCGATATCGACATCTGTTCGCGTGCCCTGGTCCTGCTCGGCGAAGCGCCGATCACCTCTTTCAATCAGAACACCACGGCCTCGCGCACCGCGAAACTGCTCTACGAGGCGACCGTCACCGACCTGCTCGGCGGCCGGCGCTGGCACTTCGCGCAGACCACCGCGCAGATGTCGCGGCTCGCGGCCGAACCCGTGTCTGACTGGGATGCCGAGTACACCCGCCCCTCGGGCGCGCTGGTGGTTCACCGCGTCACCATCGACGACGTGCCGATCGAGTTCGAGCTCGGCGAGAACACCATCCGCTGCAACGCCGACGAGACCAACGAGGTCTATTGCACCTACACGGTCCGCACGCTCGAGCCCTACTGGCCGCCGTACTTTCGCGGCGCCGTCGAGAAGGAGCTCGCGGCGCGCTTCGCCTTTCCCGTCACCGCCCAGGAGGCGCTTGCCGCCAAGGCCCAGACCCTCGCCGATCGCGCGCTGCGCCAGGCCCGGCTCCTCGACAGCCAATCCCAGACCGCCCCGACCGTGCGCCAGAGCCGGTTCAAGTCGGCACGCTGATGTCCCGCATTCACACGGTCCAGACGAACTTCTCGTCGGGGGAGATCGACCCCGACATGCGCGTGCGCGTCGATACCGGCGCCTACCAGAACGGCGCCCGCACCCTGACCAACGTGCGCATTCTCAACACCGGCGGCGTCGAGCGCCGGCCCGGCACCTGGGCGGTCGCGCCGCTGCCCGGCCTGTGCCGCCTGGAGAAGTTCGTCTTCGACCAGGACGAGGTCTACATCTTCGCGTTTCGCTCCGGCCATTGCACGATTTACGATGCCGACGGCGTCGAAATCGACGATGTCGCGGGCAACTGGACTGCCGACGAGGTCTGGGAGCTGACCTTCGCGCAGCTCGCCGACACGATGTTCGTGTTCCACCCCGACAACAAGCCGCGTGTCATCACCCGCACGTCGCTCACCACGTTCACCTCGAGCTACATCGACTTCGAGAACTCGCTCGACAACACGAAGACCTATCAGCCCTATTACAAGTTCGCGGCGGAGACGATCGCGCTCAAGTCGTCCGCGCTCTCCGGCGCCGGCGCCACCATCACGGCCTCGGCCGCGGTCTTCACCGCCGACCATGTCGGCTGCCGGCTGCGCATCTACGGCGTCGAGGTCAACATCACGGGCTTCACGAACTCGACCCACGTCACCGGCAACCTGACGGGCAAGATCCGGGCGCTGCTGGAGCCCGATCCGTACAAGGTCACGAAGGGCTCGACGTCGGTCATCTGCACCCACGTCGCGCACGGCCTCGCCGACGGCGACACCATCACGCTGGCCGGCTCGAACGACACCGGCGGCATCGCCTCGGCGGATCTCAACGGGGCGCGCGTCGTCAACGTGATCGACGAGAACTCCTACTCGTTCACGGCGGGCGGATCGGCGACGAGCTCGGTCGACGGCGGCGGGCCGTCGGTGTCGTTTAACGCCGTCAACCTGTGGACCCGGGCCTGGGACGAGGCCGCCTACTCGAACGCCCGCGGCTGGCCGGCGGCCGGCTGCTTCCACGGCAACCGCTTCTGGCTCGGCGGCGGCTACGAGCTCCCAGCCGCCCTGTTTGGCTCGAAGGTCGGACGTTATCTGAACTTCGATCTCGGCTCGGCGGGTGAAACCGACGGCATCGGCGTCATCATCGGGCAGGATCGGGTGGTCTCCATTCGTCATATCTGCTCCTCCAAGCACCTGCAGATCTTCACCGACGCCGCGGAATACTACATCCCGAACCCGCAAGAGCAGCCGACGACGCCGCTCAACATCCGGGCCGAGAAGGCGACGCCTTACGGGATCTCGTCGATCAACCCTTACGTCTTCGACGGCGCCACGATTTTCGTGCAGCGCTCGAAGAAGGCGGTGCGCGAGTTCATCTACTCCGATCAGGAACGCCAGTACGCCGCCAACCCGCTGTCCCTCGCCGCGACCCACCTCTTGACCGGGCCGCGCGATCTCGCGGTCGTCTACGGCACCGAGGACCGGCCCGAGCAGTACGCGATCATCGTCAACGAGGACGGGACGCTGGCGGTTCTGCACTCGCAGCGCGTCGAGCGCCTGGCCGGCTGGGTGCGCTGGACGACCTTGAGCGAGGACGGCACCACCAACGGGTTCCAGTCGGTCACGGTCATCGACGGCACGATCTGGGCCTGCGTCCACCGCCGCGGCGCCTACTGGCTCGAGCGCTTCGATACCTCCGGCACCCTGACGCTGGACGGCGCGGTCAGCCTGTCGGCCGCCTCGACCAAGGTCTGGAGCGTCGGGCTGTGGGGCACGGCCGGCACGGCGTCGGTGGTCTCGCGGCGCGAGGACGATGACGACAGCCAGGTCTGCTACTCGTTCGGCTCGCTCACCGTCGCGGCGAGCGCCGTGACGCTGCCGGCCGCCGTCGACAACATCATCATCGGCGACGACTACGGCATCGAGATCGAGACGCTGCCGCCGGCGATCCAGACCGACGCCGGCACGCTGCTCGGCGACAAGAAGCGGATCGTCAAGGCGAAGGTCGCGGTGTCGGACACCATGCAGCTCGTGGTCGGCGGCGATGAAATGATCCTGCGCGCCACCACCGACGACCTGTCGCTGCCGCCGACCGCGCTCACCGGGTACTACGAGTTCACGCAGCTCGGCTACCTCGAGGAGCCGACGATCACGTTCACGCAGGACGACGCGCTGCCCATGCGCCTGATGGGTGTCGTGATGAAGGTTTCGGTCTGATGGGAATGGAAAGCCTGATCTTCGGCGGGCTCTCCGCGATCGGCGGCATGATGTCGTCGGGCGCCGCGAACCGCGCCGCCAAGCAGAACACGCTCTCGGCGATCATGGAGCTGCAGGGCCAGTACCAGCAGGTCAACACCCAGAACGAGCAGCTGCTGCAGGAGGTCGACCTCATCCGCCTGAACGCGGAGGGACAGTTCAACGAGCGCTACCAGCAGCTCCAGGACGTGAAAGAGAACAACCGGCTCTTCGTCGCGACCTCCGGGCTGTCGACGAACCAGTCCGAGCAGGTTGCCTCCGAGGTGTCGGACCGCAAGGCCTACAACGACATCGGCGCGATCGAGTTCTCGGCCGCCGCGCAGCGCCGCAACATCTCGCAGCAGATCAAGGTCAACCGCGACTCCTTGAAGTTCGCCGGCTTCAAGGCCGCGGGCTCGATCCAGAACTCCGTGCACCAGGCGCAGGGCGTCGCGCAGCAGGCGATGCTGTCGACCGTCTCGTCGCTGTTCAAGTACGCCCCGCCCGGCACCTTCGGCGCCGGCTCCGGCATGAAGACCTACCCATAAGGACGTTTAAACATGTCACGCGGCTTCGGCATGGTGGTGGACGAGGACAAGCAGGTCGTGCGCCAGACCGGCGTGGGCCAGGGCTTGATCCGCGGGTTCAACACGAACCTGCCGACTGCGGATAACAGCCAGCTCATCAACGCCGGTAAGTCGTTGCAGGGCGTCGCCGACGACCTGTTGCGCGTGACCGGCACCGAGGCGGCCGAGAAGGCCGCGCGGGAAACCAAGATCGGCCAGGACGCCGACGGCAATTACATCCGGCCCGAGACCCCGATGATGGGCCTGGCGCTGCGCGGCCACTTCAACAAGATCGTCGACCAGTCGTTCATCGAGCGCGTTCACCAGGACCTCTCGGCCGACCTCAACCAGATCCAGGTTGACCACTTTCAGGATCCGCAGGTGGCCGGGCCCAAGATGGCCCAGGCCGTCACGGCGCGGCTCAACAAGGTCGGCGACGAGGGACTGAAGAACCAGCTCGGCATGCTCGCCGGCCGCGACGTCAACGAGCGCATGCGCTCGATCGCCACGACGCGCTCGCACATGGATTTCGGGAACGAGGTCGAGCACCTCAAGTACACCATGCAGCAGCACACCGACCGCTACTTCTCGGCGCTGACCATCGGCGATGACGCGAAGGCGGCCGAGGAGATGGAGCTCATCCGCAACGCGCAGGGGCGCAAGGTCGCGATGGGCGTCGACGGCCCGTTCGCGATGGAGAAGGTCACCGACGACCTGCGCCAGATGGGGTCGGCGGCGAAGATCTACCGGGTGCTGGAGCAGAAGCTCGAGGACGGCACGCTCACCGAGCAGCATTTTAGGCTCTATTCGGCGTGGCTCGCCGGCGGTGGCTCCGACGAGGACAAGCTCGATGGCGTGACCAAGCGCGGGATCTTCGAGAGCATGCCCTCCGAGAAGGTGAGGGATCACCTGCGCTCGAAGCTCGGGGCGATCTACGAGCGCTACAAGGTGGCGGCCGGCGCGCGGGCCGCGTCCAACGCCGACGAGATCCTCGAGACCCACTGGAAGACCGTCGGCCGCGGCCAGCTGCCGACCGGGGCCAGCGAGACCGACTTCACGGGCTACTACCAGCGCCGGTTCGGATCGGAGCTGACGCCCGACGGGATCCAGAAAATCTGGACGATCGCCGGCGACGTGCCCGAGACGATGATCAAGAAGGCGTTTGCGGGGGCGCGGGGCGGCGGCGCCGAGAAGGCCAAGCAGCTGCTGCAGGTCTATCAGACGCTCGCCACGCTGCCGACCCCGGACGGCTCGACGACCGGCGTGAAGCTGGCGGCGATCTCCGACAGCGATGCGGCCTTCATGTACCACTTCGCGCAGGGCCGGACGACCGACGGCCAGGGCGACAAGGAAGCCGCCGAGAAGGCGGAAGCGATGGTCGCCCGCGGCGAGAAGGAGTGGAAGGACGTCGGCCAGCCGATGGCGATCCTCAAGGAGGCGCTCGGCCGCGATCCCACCATCACGGCCTATTCGGGCGGCGTCACCAACGCGACCGTGAAGGCGAAAGTGCTCGCCACCGCGAAGGAGCTCGGCGACGGCGGCGCCCAGGACCTCGACCCGCGCGCCGAGACGGTGTTCTTCGGCGCCGTCGCGCGGCGGGTGGCGCTCGGGCAGCCGCTCGAGGAGGCGACGGCCGGCGCGCTGGCGACGTTTCACAAGACCTGGACCTACGACGAAAGTCTGTACAGCGGCGGGGCCAAGGGCCGCTGGGTCCCGGCCGGGACCTCGGTGCCGAAGATCCCTGACGTGACCGGCAAGCGCGCCGATACCGACGACTACATGAAGCCGATCGTCGCCGCGCTGTTGCGCGCCAAGCCCGACCGGACGCAGCCCAAGGACGAGGAAGCCGCCGTTCCGGATTACGCCCGCTGGATCCCCAAGGTGCAGCAGGGCAACTACGACAAGGACGGCAAGCTCGTGAAGGGCTCCGGCATCGACATCAGCGATGGCGAGTGGGGCAAGAACATCAAGGCGATCCCGGCGGCCGAGGGCGGCAACGCCGGCAACCCGACCTTTAACCTGATTTACACATACCCCGACGGCCGCGGGATCGTGCTGCGCGACCACGAGCTCAGGCCCGTGAAGATCCAGCTCGGCGAGGAAGCGCGGGTTCAGAGCAAAGCGGCCGTGGACTACCTCAACAAGCCGGGCGGCTACGAGGCAGACCTTCGGCGGGCCCAGACCGCGGGAACCAAGTGGGGCGTGTCGGACATCCCCGACCTGCTGGCGGGGCGCACGCCTGGAACCTACGGCAAGCCGGCCCCTGGGGGGGTGGTTCTCGACCGGGTGATCGTGCGCGAGGATCCGAGCGCGATCAAGGATCCCGGGATCGTGTCGAAGAGCACTGGCGGGCGTGGCCGCGGCTTTGCGCCGGACCGGGTCAACGACGGCTCCCCGGAGCTGTTCAAGCCCTCGGCCGACCTCGAGGCCGACGATGCCCGCTTCGTGGTGCAGAACTTCGCGATCGACGAGCGCCGCAAGCAGCAGGTCCTGGGGATGCACCCGGGCTTCGCCAAGGCGGTGGCGGCCGGCGTCAGGGACATGCCGCCCGAGGTGCGCCGCGCCTTCCGGGTCGTCTCGGCGCACCGCAGCCACGAGCTCCAGCAGCACCTCTGGGACAACGAGGTCGCCGAGCGCGGATCGTGGGCGGCCGCCAAGGCGGCCGGGATGGTCGCGCAGCCGGGCCGCTCGAACCACGAGCGCGGTCAGGCGATCGACATCGACCGGCGCTCGCCCGGCGCCTCGGCGGCGATCGAGTGGTGGCACGCCAACGCCGAGAAGTACGGCCTGTTTTTTCCGATGAAGCGCGAGCCCTGGCACATGGAGCCGATCCGCAAGGTGCCGGTCGCGTCGAACGACCCGGACGGGGACGACCTCTATGGATGATCTCGACCTCGGCCCGCTGCCGCTTCCGACCACGGAGGATCCCGGCCCGAACCCGTTCAAGCAGCTGCCCGACGAGGGGCGGCGTTCGCTCGTCGGTACGCCGGTCGGCGCCGTCGGGACCGCGGACCCTGGCCATCGCCAGCTGATCAGCGACAACTACCACCTGACCGGGATCATGCAGGGCATCGACCACCTCGGCGAGACCCTGATGCCGGCCGAGCCCGGCTATAGCCCGCAC